GCCCCGCCGCCCGCTACCATCGGCTCCGTCGCCGGGGTAGGGGCCACGGACGAAGCCGTCGGCACGCCCGGGGCGATCGACACAGCCCCGCCGCGCATGCCCATCAAGGCCGCGTTGTCCGGTCCGGCCACATTCGTGTACAGCGTGCGGCCGTCCGGCGTGGTGACACGACGCACGCTGTTGTCGCTGGTCGTGTCCAGTGCTCGGGCTCGCCAGTCAGCGGGGAGGTCGTTCGTGACCTGCGGGCCGCTGCCCGGCGGGGTGTTGCTCGGGTACACAGGTGCGCGCAGGTCTGCACTTCCTGCGGCCGGGGCGACGAACTGATGCGGCACAACGTCGGGTGCGCCGGGGTTGTCTTGGTAGAGCTTGCCCGCGAGACCGCCGGTCAAGTGGTTGCCCAGGTCCGAGGCGAACCCGCCCGCCCGCAGCGCTGCGAACTTGGCCATGTCACCAAAGCTGCCGTCGCCCGTGGGCTCGCTTACGCCGAAGCGTTTGGCGTAGCGCGCGGTGCTGTCGTCTTGCATGGAGTCACCGATGGCTTGCGCGGCGGCAACCGCGCCGCCGGCTTTGATCATCCCGGACACTTTGCTGTTGTTGAGCACCTGCCGCGCGGTGTTGCCCGCCGCGCCCGCGACCGATCGCAAACCGCTCAGCGTCGTGGTTGGCTGCCCAGGCACGGATGGCGGCGCGCGCATCGCGCCAGCCTGCTGCGAAGCACGGAACGCCTGCGCTTCAGCGCTCGGTGCGCCGGTGCCGACGTTCGGGTTTCGGATGCCGGCCGAACTCGGCTGCGATCCGTATTCAGTGACTTCCACACCCTGCATGGTGCGCGGGCTTCGCATCGTCGGGCTCAGTTCATCGACCTCGAGGCCGGGGATTCGGGGAGTTGCCATGTCGGCTCCTTACAGAGATTCGTTTCCAGAGAACTGGGTCTGAGCGGTCAGGCCATTGAGGGCGGCGGCGGCCTGGGTTCCCAGGGACTGTGCAGCAGCCATTGTCGCCTGAACTCGCTGGTTCATTGCATCGACGCTCGCCCGCTGGTTCGCCTCGCTCGTGCGCTGCACCAGCTCTGCATTCGACAGGCGTGCGCGCAGGGGCAGTTCGGCGGCAGCCACTTGCGCGGTGTAGAAGCTAGACAGCGTCTGCGCCGCTTTGGCTTGAACGTCCAGCATCGCGGTGGTGATGGCAGCGCCCGTCTGCGGACCCAGCGCCAGCACACGGATGTACTCGCCTGCAGACTGCAACGCCTGCGTGCGCAGAGTGATGGCGCGCTCGACGGCAAAGCGCACGTTCTCGATCTCCATCGTCATCGCCTGGATGGCAAGCTGACGAGAGTTGTCGCCCAGGCGGTCGCCGGCCTCGCGACGGATGTTGGCGATGCTCGCCATCATGCTCCCTGGTGGAAGGCGATAGCGCTTGGCGGAGAAGCCGGTGATCGCTTGGCGTTCAGTACGGCGGGCCTCCGCCAGCACACGATCGCGGTCGCGGTCGTAGATCCGTTGCTCGGTAGCAGGGGTCAGGCCGGTGCCGCCCTCGGCGATGGCTTTGTGGAGCCAATCACCGGCGGCTGAAAACGCATCGGTGTTGCCGAAGTAGTCGCTGATGAAAGCTGTGAAGTTGTCGGTGAGCAGCGCCTTGATTTCATTGACCGTGGACGTGTAGAGCCCTGTCGCTTCCGCGATTGACATCGGCTCCGTCAAACTCGGCGTGGTCGGGATCTCAGGCAGCGCCGCCTGCGGCGTCGACACGATCAGCGATGGCGTGGACGCACGGTCCACCGCGTCTTGCGACATGCTCAGCGCGTCGGCGGACTTCTGGAAGGCCAGATCCCACGCTTCGTTGTAGACGCCCGTGACGAACGCGGCGGCGACGGAAGGGCCGGTGTAAGTGAATGCCATCAGATTCTCCGAGAGGTGGGGGCTGAGCGGAACTCGATGCGGTCGAGCTCAAAATCGTCGCCGTTGTCGTTGATGACTTCGAGCTCGAAGTAGGTGGCCCGCAGGCCCTTGCCGATGTCGACGCGCTGCATCTGCATCTCCGGGCTGCTGCTTCGCGCGGTGTAGAGGTACGCATTATCCCCTACCGTCACCCGCAGACGGAGTGGCCCTTCGGACGACGCCGCGAGGTAGCACTCCGATGCCCACTTCAGCAGCGAGGTGCCAGCGTCCACAGCCCCCGCGTTCACCGATGCTTGGATCGGCAGACCCGCGTCGGTATCGCCGCCCAGCAAAAAGATGCCATCTCGCGACAGGCCGTACGCGTCGTCGCCGATGTGGAAGTACGCCAGGAAGCCGTAGCCCTCGTAGCGGCTGAACGCCGACGTGTCGGCGTTCACGACGATCGTTTCGCCCGCGTTGTCCCACAGCGGCACCCCTGCGTATGTCTCAGCACGACTGGTCGCGATGGCCTCGAGCATCTGCACAACGTCGAAATCTCCGCTCGCCGTGGCCAATGCGAAGGCGTCGCTATCGACGACCGTGGCGACGGCCAACGTAGCCGTGCCGGACACCGCCATGTTGATAGCTGCGAAGGCGATCTGCGTACCCGCGATTTCGTGAGCCGTGATCGTGCGCGAGATGATCGATGCGTTTTCGTTGCCCTCGTACGCGTTGGCGTACGAGGTCAGGCGGGGCAAAGACACGACGGCTTCACCGTACACGCGGTCGCTGCCACGCGATACCAGCTTCGGCATGGTGAGGTTGCCGCTGATCACGCCGCCGGTCGTGCCCACGGCCGCCGCCGTCAGGTACGCCATGGAGCCTTTCGACAGCCCGTACGGCGGGACGACTTTGCTGGTGTACGCGTCAGTCGTCAGCGCGGGCAATTGTGTCTTCGCTTGACCGTACGGACGCCCGTACGCAGATGCAATCGCAACAAGCGGCTGCATGGTGCACGCCATCGACGTGATCAGGTGCCCGCCGCCCGTGGATCGCAGCGACGCCATGTACGAAGCGGCGGCGGCGTACGCGCCCTCGCCGCCGGCGCTACGCAGCGGCTGCATGAACGACGCGCCGGAGGCTTCGGTCGTGAGGATTGGGTCGTACACGTAGTCGCCGCCGGAGTACAGACTTGCCAGCAGGAACACGGGCGTCGTGCTCGGGGCGGTGGAAGTGAACACGACCGTGTCGTTGACCGTGTACGTGACCGTGCCGTTCTTGCGGCGAATGCCGAACACGTCGCCCGAGGCGAACGTCGTGTCCCCGCTACGGCGCACGCCCTTTTCGTAGATCGCGTACGTGCGGCCCTGGATGTAGAAGTTGTGGGACATCACGGTGTAGTCGTACAGCGCTGTCCAGCGCCCGACATAGACCGCTTCCAGCAGGCCGATCATGGCCCCGACGTTGTTGGTGTCCGCTTTGAATGACACGCGCCCGTCCGCGAGCAGCACATCGACCGACCGGGCCGTTCCTGTCCAGCCGAGGTTGTACTCCGTGACCACTGTGGGTGCGACGGCCGCGCGGTACGGAGTCGGCGCGATGTACGACTGCTCAGGGACATACCGCGAGACGTACTCCGTCGTGCACAAGATCGCGTAGCTGATGTTGTACGCAAAAGTGCCCCCGGCTCCCGCCCCATTGAGCAACTGGTCTGCAAGCTCTTCGATGGACTGGCCAGTGTCGTAGTCGTCATAGTTGACGACGCGGCACACTTGTTGCGGTTCAGTCGCCCAATGCGCAGGGATGTACGGACGGCCAGGACTGGCGGGCACAGCAGACGAGCCCGGGAGCGTATAGGTGTACGAGTACTTGGTCAGGACGTTGCGCATTTACTCACCCTTGAAATCATTGGGGAAGGCAGGGAACGGAGGGGCCAGTTTTTTGTTTGTCATGACCAGCAGGCCCGTGTCGCCGCCACATCCATCCGGGTCAAACTCACCGTACGGCAAGTCTACGCCCGCCGACACCGTGAGCGCTTTCTTGAATGTGTCGAACAGGTCGGTTGTCTTCCACCAGACGATCTCTGTCTTCCCCACCACTTGCTGCCCGATCAAGATCGAGCCGTCAGAAACTCCGTCTTTCCACGGACTCTGAACGACCAGCGGCGGGCTACGGTACACCGCCGGCCACAGGTCTTCAGGTAGATCCTTCGTGACCCACGTGGCGCCGAAGTCGGTCGTCAGCATGATCTTCCACGCCTTCGGGTTCCAGTGACGGATAGGGACCATGATGCACCCCTCGCCGAATGACCAATGCTGACTCTTTGCTGCGTTGTCGGCCGCCCAGGACAGCGACGGACCTGCGCAATCGGCCGCGATGTCCCCGTAGTACGTCAAGCTGTACAGGTCGTTCCGCACGAAGTCGGCGGGCATTACTACCGAGGGGAACCCCCACGATGACAGATCCAGCGCCGTGTACGGCAAGCGCCATGTCGTGCCGCTGCGCCCCATCCACCCGCGCTGCCCGCGCGCGTCCATAGGGCCAGTGACCCGGGAGCGCCATGCATCAGCGGGCCACGACACTTGGGTGTATCCGTCATCGTCACCGATGAACAGGACTGGGCGCGTCGTCGTGCTCGGTCCTGGCGCAGCTTGCGTGACGTAGCCGGCCGTGTCGCCAGCGCTGAAGTACAGAAAATGCTTGCCGGCCCCTACGTACCCGATCAATACGTGCGGCTCAATGCCCTGCAGGGCATTGGTGTTGTTCGGTAGCAGGTCCGCTGTCACCCACGGGCTGATCACGTCTTCCAGTACCGGTTCATGAACGATCGACCATGTCTCTCCGAAGTCATCCGTCCGCACCGTGTACACGGAGAGGTTGTTCACGTTGTTGGCGGATACGTCGGCATCTGTGCAGGTCACGTACAGCGCTCGCGCCTTACCGCGCCCGGTGCAGAACACGCGGGACATGCTGCTTCGCCCCGAGCCGACAGGCAGTACCGAACAATTTTTTGCGAACTTGTTGGTGATGGTTTTCGTCTTCGTGTTGCCGATGGCGATTTGGTGCCGGTACACACCGACACCCAGCGTGTATGTGAGCGAGCTGACGCCGAAGACATAGTCTCCATCATCGTTCTGCCCGAGCGCAAAGACTCCGTACGGGGTCGCGCTCATCGTCATGTCAGCGAGGTGTTTGGCAGTGGAGTACGTGACCGTGGGGCGGTACTGCTGCAGCGAGGTTGCCGCCGTCAGCGCGTACGAGACCGACTTGGTGTCCTCGGCAGGGGTGTCTTCTGCCCCCGGGCGCTTGACGTACGTCAGCACCGGCCACGTGCTCATGAACGACCAGTTGGTAGAGGGCACATCGCGTTGGTACGACTGCCGGCACCACAGGATATATCCACCGCCCACGTGCACCGCGCCCGTTCGTCCGTTGATGAACGACTTGGTGGTCCCCGGGATTGTTGGCACCACCGGCACGTCTCCCATCGTGCTCGTGACGTTGGTCCCCTTCGATGCGGAGCCCCCGGTGAGTGCTCGGCTCACGAGCGGCTTCTTGTTCGACGGCTCAGCGAAGTCCTGCTCAGTCGGCGTGCAGAACACCGTGACAAGCCCCAGGTCGTCGGGTGTCTCGATCGTGCGCACGTAAGAGAACTCACCCGCTTTGTCGGCGATGGTGTTGCCGACGCGGCGGGTGAGAAAAGGAGCGTCAACTGAGTCGAGCGCCCGCGAAGCGGCTTGGCCCACCGGGGACGGTGAGCCAAACACTTTAGGGTACGGAAACTTTTTCATTCGTCAGGTTGAAGAAGGTCCAGAACTCTCGGATGGCAGCGGGGGCGCGGGTCGTGTTGCCGTCGATCTGCAGTCGCTCCACATACCCCGAGCCGAACGCCCGCACGGCGACACGGTGTGCGCGCCGCTCGTCTTCCGGTACTGTGATCAGGCTGGTCGTGGATGACTGCGTCGCGCCGTTGACATACAGCCGCTGCAGCGTCGGCGAGAACGACAACGTGACGGCAATGTCATCTACGAGATTTGAGCCCGAGTCGGGGTAGTTCGACGTGTAGTTGCGCGGGTAGGACAACGCGGACGCCCACATCTCGGTGAACGAACCGGACGTATACCGCATGTACCGCGAAGACACGATGATGTCAGCGAACGTGTCGTATTGCGGAGCATCCGGGTTGCGGAAGCAGCACAGCTGCAGGTAGCTCTGGTGCGCGGGGTCCACGGAGTCTTCGCCCATCGTCAACACGATGTCCACCCCGTGCACGCGCTGCTCGACCCCGTTCACGACGGGGTTCGTGGTGCTCGACATGCCCGATACGATCAGGTCAAGCGTGAACTCGGATGGGTAGGTACTCATTCGCCGACCTTCAATGCTTTGTCGCTACGGCCGCCGTACGGCAGGTACCGCGTGTTGATGCCTGTGCCGTCGAGCACCGGGTCGCTGCCGGAGTAGCTCAAGCGGTTCTCCATGTACAGCTTGCCGGCCCCGGTGAGAACCGCAGTCGTATTGGCGTCAGTGTCGTTCACCCAGTTGCCGAATGCAGTGACTTCAGGAGCGCGACCTGATGGCACTTCCCCTGACGGCCCCTCCATTTCATCGCGCAGCAACGTGCTCAGATCCATCGGGAAGTACTCACCGCGGATCGTGAACATGCGGACGGAGTAGATGTCGGTCGTTCGGTATGCGCCAAACTCACGTACCGTCATCAAGAACGGCATGCGCGGCCGTCGTGCCCCGACGTCAACTTCGTTTGTCATGGTGCCATTGATGTACACCCGGGCCATCGTGTCTTTGAGCCGCACATACACGGTGGACCGCAACGTGTTGGCGATCAGTCCACCAGACGTGGCGTCGATGACGTAGCGAGTGCCGCCGTTGCACACGATGACTTGCACGGCGTGTGTCGAGCCCGATGGGGTGACTTTGATCTGCACGGACGTGACCGTCGCTGACGCGGACGAGCAATCCCGCACGTATGACTGCGCGGACGTGCCACCGTAATGGTGCGTCAACTCAAGCGGGAACGGCGTGCCCGTTGTGGACGGGGCTTGCATTTGGTACTGCAGTTCCAAGCCGATGTCTGCGTCGCGCGCATTCACGTCGCCTGGGAAATCCGTGAGTACCGACTCGGTGTAGGGCGTCGTGTACCACTCGCGCGGGTCCGTCACGCCTGAGCCCGGAGATGCAAACCGGGTGCCTGGATACATGGTGCCGACCGAGAGGGTCTGTGCAGTGGAAGCGGGCGACCCCGTGGGGCGTCGCCACTTCGCGCCGGATGCTGCCTGGAACCCGATCAGGCCCCCGAGCGTCAACGAGTTCGTGCCGAGCACAGAAGTGTTTGACGCGAAGTCATCGAACACAGACAGCATCTTCGTCTCCTTACAGGGTCGGCAGGGCCACGCTGTAGTAGTCGACCGTCTGAGTCGCGCCCGACGTCAGCGTGGTGCTGCTCAGGTTCAGCTCAGCGCCGGCTGTGGCGATCTCGCCTTGCAAACGGGCCTGGGTGGTCGAGGACGCGCCGGTATCGCTGGCTGCCACATGGCGGTAGTACGTGGCAGCACCGGAGAGCGCGACGACGCCGGACCACGTCTCCGACGTGCTCTTGGCCAACACGCCGCCCGTGGCGGTGCTGGCCATGTTCACACCGGTGCCGGTGCTGTTCAGGCTGATCGTGCACAGCAGGCTGCCCGAGGCCGCGTCGTCGGCGCTCGCCGGCGGAGAGCCCGAGTAGATTTTGATGAGACCGCCCGCCATCAACGTGGCGAGGGAGCCGGTGTCCAGCAGCTTGTTGCGCAGGCCGGTCGAAACTTTCAAGGTCATGGTGACTCCTTAGCTGGTGGAGACGAGAGAGATGCCGGCCGTCACGCGCAGGATCGAACCAACGTCGAGGACTTTGGGCGAGGAAAAACGGACCACAGACAGCAGCACGCCCGCCGTGCTACCGATTGATTGGGCTGAGACGAGGAAGCCGCCGTAGATGGTTTCAGCCGACGCCATCGTGAACTCAGCCTTGTTGTCGTGGTTGTCGCAGACGCCACCCGACACGGTCGAGCCGACAAAGGCCAAACGGTTGGAACCGTAGCCGGATGATTCGACCGCGTTCGCGCTGATGTTCGCAGCCGTGTCGTTCGCGTTCGGTGTGTACGCGCCCTTGTACAGGCCGATGTACCACGAGGCAAACTGCGAGCTGCCTTTCAGGACAACGCCGAGCATGTGGTTGAGGCCCTGCAGCGGCATCAGGTTGTCGACGACTTCGCTGTCCGTGACCTCGCCGTCTTTGTTGACGACCTCGACCAAGTACTTGAAGCCGACGGGGAGAGTGGTGATGGCGTTCATGCGGTGTTCCTTCGCACAATTTCCGCGTCCATGAAACTCGAAGCAGCAGCGCGGGACTGCTCAGCTCCGAACAAAGTCGTAAGCATTTGGCGAAGACCGTTCTGTTCAACGAACATGCTGGCCCCCGCCTGTGCGTGCGGCGCGACGTTGTTCGCCTCTTGGATGTTCTTCACCTCGCCGGACTGATCACCCACGATTATGCCCTTCTCAGACATCCACCACACTTTGTTCTGGTTCGGGATGGCGCGGAGCGAGTACGGCACGGCGTCGTAGGGCAACTGCGGGAGCACGTCGGCCCCGTCGATGTCGCCTGGGAGCCAGTAGGTCTCCCCAGCAGCGATGAAAGTGCCGGTCTCGAGCGATGCGAGCAGCGTCACGGGGTGTTCAAACAGCACGTAGCTTCGGTCGCGTGCGCACACGTGTCCTGAGAACGGCTCGCTGAAGAACACAGCGTTGCCGACTGCGCTCAGCACGCGTCCGCCGAGGGTGTCCATGAAGCGCCCAGCGGGCATCGGTTGAAGCCCCGCCACCCAGAACTCTGCGCCGTCTGAGGGTGCCACCGATAGCGTGATCGGCGGTGTCGGGGTAGAGCCCTGGCCGAACTCCATGACTTCCATCAACTCGCTTCCATCTGCGCGGGACATACCGACTACGATGGTAGCGCCTGATGGGAACGCCGACGGGAGGCCGCTCACGAGGATGCCGCCCGTCGTCACGTCGATCGATTGCACCTCAGGGGCGGCGTGCAGCGCGCCGTCATCAGCGCGATATGCCACCGACACGCGGTACAGGCCGGGCGGCAGCGAGCCGGTTGTCTGCGTGCAAGAGAAGGTGGGTTGCGGGAGTGTCCAGGCGCGCACCTCGTTCTCCGGCGTGATCAACTGGATCGTGTCCTCGTCAGACAACAGCGTGCCGGCGGGCGCGTCGCAAAACGCGGGGCGGCGTCCGGGCACGCACGCTCCGAGCACTTCCGCTTGCAGCCCGCCATTCTGCTGCCGCACGAAGAGGATCTGTCCGTTGTCGACGACGAGCGCACCCGCGGCGTGCTCTACGGCTCCCATGGCGTCAGTCATGGTCAGCGCCTGTGCAAACCCGCGGCGACGCGTCACGCGACCTTCGCCGTGTACGTCGGCGTTCACGATCGCGCGCGCGAACCGCCCTTGTTGCCCGACGGTCTTCTCGACCAAGTCGCGCGGCGAGCGGCGGTTGTTCTCCCCGAAGGGGAACGGACCGACGCGGATGGGGTTTGAAGCAGTCATAGGTAGGGGCCGTGATATGCCAAGGACTCACACCACGGCCCCTGGCGGGGGTTGGAAACCGAGCCGAAGGTCTCGGATAGTGCCGCACACCGCGCTTTCGCGCAAACCCGCTGGTGCCAGTGACACTATTTGGTTCGACTCAGCTCGATGTCAATGATGGTGTTGAGCTGGTCAGATATTTTCCCGTACTCGACTCGGCATTCTAAGAGCGCTTCGCTCACATCGCGGTCTGTTGCGAAGGCTTCTTCGCTCCGCTCGCTTTCAGGTCGTTCAGGGGCTTTGGGCGCACGAGCAGGTTGCTCGGAAGGGCTGGGCACACGACCTGCGGCGTTGAGCACGCGCACAGCGCGAGGCTCAAGGCAATGACGCCCAGTCGTTGCGCTGGCAAGCTGCGCTCTCGCTTCGTCTCGCTGCGCGGTGAGTGTTCCAACGAGTGCGTCATGTTCTTCGCCTTTTTTGCGGTACTCCCGCTCTTTCTGTACCCGCCGCTCAGCCGCCTGCTGTTCGGCTTTCAGCTGCTCGCGCTCCTTTGCGCCCTCGCCCGCGAAGAACGAAAGCACCGACGCTATCGCGATGAGGGCGAAGACGGCGTAGGCGTTCACAGCTGCGCCTGCATGCAGCGCTTGTGCAGCGCCAGTCGGTTCGTCCACAGACCGCCGCACACCTTGTTCGGCTGCGAGCAGTCGATCTTCTTGTACATCTTCCACATCAAGATGGCTTCACACGCGCCCTGGTAGTCGCGCTCGTTGATGCGCTTGACGATCTGTGACGCGCAGAATGCACCGGCCCCGATGTTGTACGACAGGTCAAGGTACACGTCGTACTCTTCCTGGAACAGTGGCGCGCGGATGCACGTCTTGAGCGCCCCCTCGAACTTCATCACGTCACGCAGCGCGCGCTCGAGTGCAAGCGGCGGGGTGATGCTGTCGCCCATGGCCACGCCCTCGGTGGTACCGAACCCGATCGTCGGGACATCGCCCTTTGTCGGGATGATCGCTCGGTCGCTGTACCCCTCAGTCTGCATGCGCGCCACGAATGCCGCCGCCGACATTGTCAGCAGCGTCACCGCGACGCGCACCTTGAACTGGGTCGACACCGGGGGCGTCACAGGTAGTCCCCTCGGATCGCGCGCATCTGAGCGTCGTGCTGCTCTTGCTGACGGCGATCCTCGCGTCGCTTGAAATAGAAGTTCACGATGAAGCCGACGACGCCGAGGATGATGCCGACGACTACGCCGGCCTCGCTCGTCGTCAGCCACCCGATGAAGCTCGTCCCTGCGCCGACGTACGTGGCCTTGGAGGCCACGGACGCGACAACAGCATCAGCGGTGTGTTCGTGGAGGTCGTTCATGGTGTTACTGCGGGTTGTGGTGATTATTTGATGCGGCAGTAGAGGTACGGCACGGAGAACACGCCCGTGCATGCGCCCGCTCCGTACCCGATCTTCAGGTTGGCGCGGATGCGCGTGGTGCCCACCGGGATGACAAAACCGGGGGCGTGGAAAACGAGTTCGTTGGGGCTGAACTCGCCCTGCGGGTCGGATGCGCTTTCAGCCATGCAGGTCGATTCGAACAACGGCGTGTTCCCGTTGAGGGCTTCGATCTGCAGCTTGGCGTACGAGAAGTTCGACGACACGTTCGTGGCTTTGATGGCCATGCGCGCATAGTCGATGTAGTCAACACCGGGTGTGAGCGTCGCGCCCGATGCCATGTTCGCGAACTGGGCAGACGCGTTCAGGATGGCAACGTCGTCAGCACCGTCCGTTTTTGTGCCGCTGAACGTCAGCGTACAGGCTGTGCCGCCAGGATCGCTGGCGTCAGCGACGTCGGCCGCCATGGTCACAAGCGCCGTTGATGTTCCCGAGCGCACGTACTGAATCTGCCACGAATCGGGTGCCACGCCGGCTGCGGGGGCAGTGACAGTGCCTGCCGAACCCGAAAGCATCGGGTTCAACATGAGCTGTTTGGATTGGGCGTAACTTTGGCGGCAGTCCACGTTCGACGCAGGGGGCACGAACGGATTCGAGAAGCTCTCGCGGGCGAAGTCTTTGGCGAACTGCCGACCGATGCGGACACCGCCCTTGGCGCCGATGTGCACGCCTGCAGTCGCTTGGTCGTACAGCATGCCGGGCAAGGCCGACCCGACGGCACTGGTGCGGTCGATGAGCGCACGGTGAGCGTTCGAGGCGATGGCCAAGTTATCTCGCACCAGATCCGCGATGTATCGCTGAATCAACACCATGTTCTGCCGCACCGTGGTCGTACTGAACGAGCCATAACGCGGGGTCGTGTACACGACGCGCAAGGCCGCCCCGATCGCGCGGCACTTCAGCGCGTACTCGCGCAGGGCGACGCCGAACGCCACGCAGTTGTCCACATCGAGCAGGTTGTTCTGCCCTGGCATCAACAGCACCTCGTTCGGGCGATAGGCTGCCACCGACGAATCGAAGCGCGCCAGGATCTGCTGCATGGTCTCGCCGGGAACAGCGGACACCGCGACCACGTCATAGGGCCAGCCGATTTCAGCCAAGCAGTGCACCCAGTACCCGCGCGACGACAGCAGACGGTATACGCCGGCCGACACAACGTCGCCGTTCTTGCTCTGGGAGTCGCCGTCCACGACCATGGTACGGCGCGCGATGGTTGAACTGCCGGCCACCAGGGGAGAGTTCGATCCGGCGCGCTGCAGCTGTCCCGTCGCGCTGACGTACACGAGCTGCTGGATCGCGGCGTTCGTCGGGGCGCCGTACGTCGCCGAGCCCGCACTCACGAGAGCGGCGGCGGGCGACGTGTCGAGGTCATACGATACCCCGGCTTGCAGCCACACCCCTGCGTACGTGCGGCTTGCGGTCATCGTGATCACTGGCATCGTCTACTCCTTTACAGACCGCCGTATGCGACGACGCGCGTCTTGTGGCGCAGGCGACGGTCTTCGATCTTGGAATCCTCGCAGTACTGCAGGAACGATTGTTCGAACTCGCGGGCCTTCGTCTTGTCGAAGGCTTCGGAGTCTTGTTTGCCGTACGCCCGGTGCTTGGCCCACCGCAAAAGGTGCTGGTGGTGCTGCACGTCTACCTCGAGCTGCGCGTTCTTCGTCGCGACGCTGACCGGTTGCAGCGGCAGGCGGAACACGGTCGTCTCGATGACGACGTCTTCGGATGGCAGGGGCCAGATGCGCACTTTGGAGCGCTCCAACCCGATGACCATGGCGTTTACTGGCCCGCTACGTCCGTCGAAGCGCATGCCCTGCGTCACGGTGTCTTCGATGTTGACGATGTCGACCGGTCGGCCGTTGTCGCGCCGAAGAGCAGTGCGCCATTTCAAAATGAGGGGACTGGTGATGTACCAGTCCTGACCCGCATTGACTTCGATGTTGACGATGTCGGCCGTCGAGGCGTCAGCGATTCCGTCCGTCTTGCGGCAGAACATCATCTGCGCGTCGTCGATGTACGCCAGGATTTCTGCGTCGGACCAGAGGTACGGCGCAACCAGATCGTTCATCTCCTGACGGAACAGCTGAAGCAGCTCTTGGCCGGTCATGTCAGTCCTTGGCTTGGTATTCGAGCCACGCGGTGTCGCGCTCTTCAGCGCTGGGCTTCCAGCCCAGAGTGTCGCTCAGCGCCTTGATGCTCGGCGCACCGTTGGCACCGAAATCGTCGCGCGAGTTGCGCTCCACCATGAGGGCGATGGCCACAAGCAGCGCGTCCTGGCGCTCGGTCGGGTCGGTTGGCTCGACGATGGTCTTGTCACCCGCACCGCTGTCGTCCAGTTCTTCCTCCGGTGCGCAGCCCAGGTCGAGCACTTCTGCGTGCATTTCACGAGGGACAAACGTCGGCACACCCTTCTTGAACTCGATCGAGTGGCCGGTCAACGACGCGATGGTGCGATCGCGACTCGAGATGAATTTCATGTTCGGCTCCTTATGAGTCAGGGCCGAAGCCCTGACGTGGTTGGTTCAGGTCAGGCGACCTGAACTTCGTTGGTGCGGCCGGTCACGATGTACTGGACGCGGACAGTCACCGTGCCTGCCGTGGCGTTGCCGTTGGCGTTGGCCAGGGTGATGCGGATGTCTTCACCGGCGCCGCGGTAGCCGGTGGGCACCAGTGCCGTGCGAGCCGCCGACTTGATGCTGGTGGCGCTCAGGTAACGCGAAGCGCTGCCAGAGTCGCCCACGGCGATGGTCGCGGTACCAGTGTCGTTCGACGCGGTCTCGACAGTCACATCGCCGCCGACGACGACGGCGTTGGGCGGCAGACCGATGATGTCGGCCACGGGGGCGGCGACCGAGAACAACTTCTCGACGCTGTCGGTCATGACCATGGTGTCGGTCACGTTGAAGGTGAACTCTGCCGACAGTGCGTACTGCAGGCCTCGGTTCTTCAGGAGCTTGGCCATGACTGGCCTCCTTTCATGAGCTGGTTGTGCTACGGGCCGGCGAGAGCCGGCCCTTGCCCGTTACTGGGCGGCGTAGCAGGAGATCACGCCGAAGTCTTCGACGGAGCCGGCTTCGTAGATGTTGCCGAACTTGGGCTTCAGGAAGCCCAGGATCTTGCCCACCGAGATGCCTTGCTGGTTCTCGTAGTCGAAGCCCTTCTCGACCCACTCGGGGGCGCCGATGTCGGCCATGCCCAGCGCCTGTGCGCCGCAGAACAGGATCTGGCAGCCGTCGACGGTGCCGCTGGCGCCCCACTTGGAACCCGAGGCGGCGCCACGGGTGTTGTAGACGTGGCGGAACTCGTGCAGGTAGATGCCGTCGATCTTCACGCTGGAACCGGTGAACAGGGCGTTGTTCTTGTCGGCTTGCTGCGAGTGACGCAGGTTCAGCATGTAGTCGGGGTCTTGCTTGAGTTTCGCGAACGCCGAGGGGGTCAGGAAGGCGTGGTAAGTTTCCTCGCCGCCGTCTTCCTTGATGCCGCGGATGTAGCGCTCCTTGGCGTAGGCCTTGAGCTGCACGAACATGTTCCACGTCGGGGTGTCGGCAGCGGCCAACGCGGACGTGGCGGCCGAAGCGACCAGCGTCTTGTTGGTGCCGTCCCAGCGCAGGCGGCGGTTGGCAGACGGGGCGGCCACGTCGGAGCCGAACTCGAGGAACGGCAGGTCCGAACCGGTGCGGTTGGTACCGTTGTTCTTCTTGCTGTAGGCCACGCCGGACATGGTCAGGAAGGCCAGCTGGTCGATGCGGTCGGCCAGCCAGTAGGCCAGCACGTCGCGGCTGTTGCCACGGAACTCGACGATCGACTTCTGGTCGGCCATGCGACCTTCATGGCGGTTGGCGTGACGCAGCTGGTCGACGCGGATCACCTGATCGAAGGTCTGCATCGCTTCTTCGTTGCCTTCCAGGGTGCGGTCGCCGGCCACGCCGTCGCCTTGCAGGTCAGCGAGCAGCGTGATGACAGCGCGGGCGCCCTTCTCGGTCTTCTTCAGCTCGGTGATGTGCTGGATCAGCGAGTTGGGGCCTTTGCCCAGGAAGCGGTTGACGAAAGACATGTTGCGGGCCTGACGCCAGAGGTCCATCGACCAAACGGTCTTCTGTTCACTGGTCAGCAGGCCAAAGTTCGTGAGTGCCATGGGGCTCTCCTTTGACTGTGGGTTGAGGTACTGGCATTTGTCGTGTCTCGCCACGACCAGCGAACTGAGAATGTGTCGTCATCTCGCACGATGGGAGCGAGTGTAATCTACTTTTTACACAAAAGAGAACAGCCCGCGGTGCGGGCTGTTCTTACTCAGCAACGGATCACGCGAAGTACGCGAGAGCGCCGCCCTTTTGCACCCAGCTCGATCCGTTGTAGACAAAGCGCGTGCTGCCGGTGGAGCCGGCGGCGGCTGTACCGTCGTTCGCCTTCTTGAACACCTCGTTCCACGTTACCGTCACCGCCCCGCCGGCCGGGTGCACGATGGTGATGTCCAGTTCGTCGCCTTTACGTGCAGACGTGGGCGCGTTGATGGTCAGGTTTGCGCTGGGCTGCAAGATGATCTTGCGGCTCGCCAACATGCTGTGCGTCACGGACGCCGCTTTGTATACACGCGTGTCGCACGTGATACCCAGGGTGTTCGTCACCGACAAGATGGGTAGGCCCATCACGTTCGTGCTCAGTGGCGTGATAACGCCGCTGAGGTCGCTGTCTTTGATGATCAGTCCGTTCCCGCGCACCGGCGAAGGCGATGCTGCGCCGATGCCGTACGACGACGCTCCACCGCGAATCGTGACTCGTTCCAGAGTGACCGTGTTCTGCGTCAGCGCCGTGCGGCCAGGGGTCGTGACGGTAGCTCCGCGCAGACCGACGATCTCGTTGTTGAAGTCCTTGAGGTAGATGGTCGTGTCGCCGAACATCTTGTAGATCCAGTAGTACCCGTCGAGTGAGCCCCCGCCGGACAACACGTTGTCGAAGATGCCGACATAGTCACCGACGCGCCACCCGATCGCGGGCGTACCGATCGGGCACTCGTAGTTGCCGAAGCCGTCCACGGTATCAGTCGCCGTCACGAAAACGTGCTCTTGCCAGTAATTGCCGTTGAACGCGAAGTTGACGGCTGCGCAGTCCACCTGAACGCCCTCGAGCAGGCAATCGCGCAAGATGGTATTGCGCGCGTTGGCCAAGGCCACGTGGCCTACCACGCCTGACACGTTCGCATTGCTGACGAGGTGCCCAGAGATGCAGTTGTCGCGGGTCTTGTGCACCGTCGACGAGTTCACGATCTGAACACCGCCGTTACCCGGCATGTTCTGGCAGTTGACCGTCGTCTGCGTGCCCTGGACGTCCTGCAGATACCCAACGCCGAAGCGGGTTGCCGAGCCAGTCGTGTCGTTGATGGTGACGCTGGCTTCGATCGACGTGTCCATCGTGCCGACGTTCGTCACGCCGAACGCGTTCACGCCGGAGTGAGTCAGTTCGAGGAACAACTGGCAACCAGAGCCGGTGCCGCCCGTGGGCAGGTTGGGGGTGGATGGCAGAGCGGTGTACTTGCCGCGCGAGATGGGGCGCACTGCCTCGACCTCGCCGTTGGGGCCGACCTGCGTGACGCGGAACACGGCCGCTTCTTGCACAGAGCCGCCCGCTAGCGTCAAGTCGTCGCCGACGGTGTATCCGGTACCCGACGACACGTGGATCAGCTGACCGGACGTCCAGGGGGCAAAAGCCGTGCTGTCCAGGCCCACAGTACTGCGGTAAGCGATGTCACTCAGGCCGAAGGTGTTGGCCGTGGGGATACGGACTTGGTAGAAACCCGTCAAGTTCTGCATACCGCTGGACGGAATGCCGATGAACGTGACCACTTTGCCCGTGGTCAATCCGTGCCCGTTGAGCGAGACGATGGCCTCGCTGGCGAGCGACACAGCCGAGGGCGAGCCGATCAGCGTGCCGGGTACCGCCGAATACACCCCGGTCCCATCGGTCCCGATGTCCAGATCGGCCTTCACGTGAACGTCGCGCAGGTCCGCGATGACGCTGGTGTCGGGTGTGGCGTGGTTGATGAACGCCACGCCGCCGTTGCGCAGCTGACCGACACGGCCCGTGAACGACACGCGCCCGCCGGACACGCGCCCGGTCTTCGTGTACCCCAGCTCGGCGGCAAAGGGCTTGGTCGCCGGCACGTACACCTTGCAGCCCATGCCGCGCGTACCAAGTGCCGACACGCCGACGGCCGAGAAGTTTTTGAGTCCCTGATCGTCGTAGTACTCGGTCGCCGTGATGCGGTCGTCACCGAAGGCCAAGCAGTCGTCGCCGGCTTCGATGTACCCGCCGATCACGTGGATGTTCTCGCCGAACAGGATGTGCAGGCCGTCTTGGAACACACGAGTGGCGCCCAGGATCGTCGGGTTCACGATCGAGATGTTCTTGCCGCCGATGCGCGTGGACCAGTTCAGCGACCACAGGCCGGCGATGAGCGTCACGTCTTTGATCAGCAGGTTCTCGACGTTGAAGTACTCCATGATGGACAAATAGTCCTTGTTCGCAGAGTCCAGCGTGATGTCTTCGAGGCCCATGTAGCGTGCTGAGCCGTACCAACTGCCGTTCTTCTTGTTCCACTTGGCGCGGATGACTGACGACAACGGGCTGGTGAACAACCCGTTGTTGACATAGGCGGCGTTGGCTGTCTTGATCAGCGTGGTGCCATTGCCCTTGATGTGGATGAACTCCGGGTGCCACAGGCCGCTCACGAGGTACGGCGCTTGCCCGTACAGCTCGACAGTGCGGCGGCGCTTGGAGGCAGCAGCCTCCGCCCCCATGGTGTCCAGAAAGTCTTGCAGGATCGCGGTGTCGTCGTTGCCGCTCGGCTTGGGTGCGGCAAATGCCGCACCCGACGACACATCCGGCACCCACCCGGCGCCCTCGTAGTAGACCCACGCCGAGCCGTCGCCCATGCTGATGGTGTCACCCGTTTTGTAGCCTGGGAGGTTGGAAGGGGAGGTAACGAGGTTCGAGGTGTAGTGCACGGTGGTCTCCGAGAGTTAGGTGGCGTGGGTTCCTTCAACCCCACGTGCGATGCGGTCCTTGGTACGCGACTCGAGGGCCTGTGCGGCCAGCTCGATGTGGTTGATCGCGCGCTGGTTTTCAGCGCACGGGAACTTGCCGTTGAGCACCTTCATGCGGTGCGCCAGCACAGCGAGCAGAGCCTCGTTGGTCAGGCCATTGACGCCGGCCTCCTTGATCGGACCGAGCTGGAACGCCAAGCGGAAGGTGGAACGCCCGGCATGGACGTCGTACACGTGCCCCTCGACGTTGGTGCCATCGGACATGCCGGAAATCGCGTTCACATAGACGCCGTTGTGATCTGTGTGGATGCGGGTCATGCTCAGGCCTCCAGTTCATCGCCGCGCATGGCAGCCAGGGTCTTGTCGTCGAGCTTCATGAAGTCGTCCTGCGACATCTTGAGCACGTCCTTCGCGCTGATCTGGCCGCCGAGCTTGTCGTGGTCTTGGCCAACCTTCGTCGTCGCCGGAGGCTGTTTGCCGGCCACGTCAGCGTTTTTCTTGCGCTGCTCGAGGGCGCGCGCTTCCGCCTTGGCCTTGGCCGCGTCTTCCGCGCTGACGCGCGGGGTGGCCTCTGCCGCGACTTCCTGGGCCTTCGTCTTCGGCGGCATGACGAGCTTGATGGCCTTCTGCAGCGCCTGGGAGGGGGTGTAGCCGGTCGCTTGGTACGCGGCCTTGAGTTCCAGCACTTCGGCGGTCTTCGTCTTGTCGAAGTCGGTGTGCTCAGGGTTCAGCTGCGGGTAGGCCTCTTCCATCCGCTCAACCAGGGTGTCGTAGCGCACGCGCTCGACGGCGCGCGCCTCGGCGGCCTGGATGTCCATGGTCATGCGCTTGGAGCTGATGTCGCGGTCCATCATGCGGATTTCGCGCATGAGCGTGTTGGCCTTGTCCACCTCACCGTCGGTCACAGCCTTGTTGTACTCGGCCTCCTTGGAGATGAGCTTGTCTTCGAGCTGGGTGATCTCGTCGTTGGTCGCGGCGACCTGCTGGCCCTGCTGGAACTTCGAGAGCTGCTGCTCCAAGGCCTCGCGACGGCCGCGCTCAGCCTCGAGGATTTCCTTGTGACGGCTGAGCGGGATGCGCGCGTCGGCCTTCGTGGCCTTGCCGTCACTGCCTTTGTCCGGGTTGTCCGGGTCCACGTCATCTTCGTCCCCGCCGGTACGCAGAGACGCATCGGTCGTGGAGGCGTCCGACTTGGTGTCGGCCTGCGTGGCGTCGGGCTTGACGTCAGGCTTCTTGACTTCGTCCTCCGTGGACACCCAGTCATCGCCGCGGTCGACCGCGCCGCCGCCAGCACCGCCTTGGTCGGCGGAGTCTGCGGGCTTCATGTAACGCTTGAACATCCAGTGCAGCTTGATCATGCTGTTTCCTTCGGGTTGGTGGGTTGAGGTTGGTTGGCTTGCTTCACGGACACGGCGCGCTGAACTGCGGCGTCTTGTTCGCGAATACGGGCGTTCTGGTGCGCCTCCATCTGGCGCAGCCCGAACTCGAACTGCATTTTGCGCTCTTCCATGCTCATTTCGTGCTGGAACTTCTTCTCGCTCAGCGCGATGTCGGCCTGCACCTTCATCACCTGAGCTTGAGCGCCGTTGTCTTCAGGGGGCGTAGCCGCCTCCTTCTCAGCCAGGATGCCCTCTTTGCGGGCCTTGGCGTGCTTGAGTCCTGCATCAGCCTGCTTGCCAGCTGCCTCTGCTTCAGTCTTGGCGACTTCGGCCTGCTGCCCGCGCATGGCGAGTGCACGCTGTGCCTGGGCTTCAGGGCTGTTGGCAGCCTCGGACATCTTCTTGATGATCTCACGCTTGCCGATCAGGCGGCTGTTCTCGATCAGCGTCTCGTCGGGGATGGCGACGCCGAGTTCTTTCAGCGCGACCGCCTGATCGAACTGGCTGTCTTCCAGGGTCTCGCGCTGCGGCACGCTCGATGTGACGGTGTCGTACTCACCGAGCATCAGGTCGTTCACGACGGTGCCGTCAGGGCTCATGCCGTTGATGGTGAACGTCTCTTCTTCGCCGGTGAGCTTGTCCTTGGTGATCGTCAGGATGCGTTCCTCGGTGTAGAACGCCTGCACGAGGTCAAGGATGTTGCGGGCCAGGACGAAGTCCGTGCGCGTCAGGCTGTCCAGCGGCTTGACGAAATTCGTGCTGCCCGCTTGGCGCTTCGCCTGGATCGCCTTGGCGGCCACGTCGGCGCGGTCCTGCCCCTGCATGCTGTCCGACACGCCAGAGATGCCCTTGAGGTGCTCTTCGGCCTTGTAGCTGATGCGGTCCAGGCCCTGCGGCACTTGGTTTGGCTGGATCTTGACCAGATCCTTGTCCGGGTCGCCGTTGACCTCGACCACGAGACCGGTCTCGGCGCCACGCTGCTCGAGCTCTTCGGCGCTCATGTTCACCAGGGCGCCGGCCTTGGCCTTCCAGCCGCTGTTCGCCGTGGTGTTGACGACGTGCAACTCCTGGCTCGAGACCTTGTTGAGCAGCTCCTGCGGCCCGATCAAGTTCTCAACGAGGCCGATGGTCGTGCCGTGGCGGAAGAACGGGAAGAACGGCACCACGGTGAAGTGCTTGTACGGGCTCCAGTCATCATGCAGCACGACGTTGTCGGCGATGACGGTCCAGCGGATTCGGTGAACCAGCTTCGGCACAACCTTGAAGCCAAACTTCTCCACGAACCACGCGATGCGGTCGCGATCGAAGTCAGCCGGAACGGCACGCATATCGCCTGTCGTGGGGTCCACGAAGTGCTTCTGCTTGTCCAGCTTGCGGTACTGACGTTCGATGAGGCGGATGTTACGCATCACGCTCGACTCATCGTACGTGCCGTTGTACATCGGGTTGAAGCGATCGCCAAAACGGTCGCGAGTGGACTGGATGCTGTCGTACCCGTACGGAAAGAAGCTTTGCTCGCGGTTGCGCAGAATTTCAGCGTCTTCCTTGTTGTACAGCACCGCGATGTCGTCAGCCGTCACCCACTTGGTCGTGAAGACCTCGTTCCACGTGTCGGGGTCGTACTGCTCGCCGTCCGGGTCGACGATCACGTTCTTGGGGTTCAGGTTCTCGATGACGACTTCGCCCTGCAGGCTGTCGTTGAACCCGATGCGCACGTCGAGGAACCCGCGCGACGTGATGATCCCGTCGGCG